TTGATTAAGAATGGTGTCTTTGAGGCACCTAAGATGAAGTATCCATGGTTTGCACCAAAGATGCAAGTGTTTGAGAGTGGTGCAGTACAGGATATGTGTGGAGAGGATGTAAGTTTCTGTTTGGATGCTATTGAAGCAGGATTTGATATCTGGTGTGATCCACGTATTCATGTGGGTCATGAGAAAACTCGTGTTATTTGAGGTATAGGTTATGGCAAAAGTAAAGAAGTCACTGTTGGGCACTGCATTCATTGAATCTCAACCCAAGAAAACAAGACAGGGTTCAGGGAAACATACAAAGTATGCAGCAACAAGCAGTAATAACAAGAAGAAGCGTTATCGTGGTCAGGGACGATAGGAGAAAAAATCCAAAAAAACCTGAAAGACCCCCTCTAGGGGGTCTTTTTTTTATGTAAAGAAGTATAGATAGATATAACAAAAAGATCTTTTTTTATGGCTTGTCTAATTGTAAACTTACCCTCAACTGAAGTATGGGTAAGGAAAGAGTATCTTACAGATCATCAATCAGGTCATGGTGAATTTGAAAAAGGTGTATGGGTCAGTGCAAAGAGTATTCCTGGTAGAGCATTTTACTTTGAGACCTATCTACCTGAATATGGCGCAATGTATGATAAACTACCTATCAGTGCCTTTGTAAGTGAACCAAAGACACCAGATCCTGATATGTCTCTTCATAATCTACAATTCTGGAACTGTATGGATTATGGGGTTGTAGCAGTCCAAAAGCAGTTCATAGGCAGTATGACCTTTGAGGTGTATACAAGGGATCATGGGACCATGAGGGGCACTTATGTGTGTACTCTGGATAACTATCATCAAGATCCTGATTCCATTGATTATGCTACTAGTGAAAATCCAGCAGAACATAAGTCTCACAATCTGATTGAATTAGATAATGGTCAATATTGTTTGTATCCAAATAATAGAACAAGAATCTATGATAATAGTCTGACTCCTGCAAATCCAAAGAAACCAGACTTTAAAGTGTCCACTCAATATTATCAAGTAGAGAATGGATATGACCTTGATGGACTAGGTGATCAGGAGTCATATTTCTGGAAGACTGCAAAGGAACAAGAACAGGAAGAAGTGTAATAAATAAACCAGAATTATACTATCCTTTTTTCAGTGCCTGCAGAAAGAACACAGTTCAATTATAAGGACATAAGTGCTTCATTTGATGTGAATCCAGTTAATATGGATTTGATTGCACTTAAGAATGCAAATGCAGTTGCAAGATCACTTCGTAATTTAATATTAACAAATAAAGGCGAAAGACCATTTAATCCTGAATTAGGATCAAATGTTAATGCTTACTTATTTGAGAGTGCTAATAATGTGACTGCAGCAGTCATTGAAGAATCAATCAGAAATACTATCATCAATTTTGAAGAGAGAGTTGATTTGCTTGATGTGATAGTAGAAACTAATGAAGATTTTACAGCATATAATGTAACCATTAATTATGAGTTGGAAGGAGTTGATGCTCCTGAACAAGAACTATCATTTGCATTGCAATCCAATAGGTAGATAAATGCCTTTAGTCAATTTTAGCAACCTAGATTTTAATCAAATCAAACAATCTATTCAGGATTATCTGAAAGCAAATTCAGATTTTACTGATTATGATTATGAAGGATCTAATCTAGCAACAATTATAGACACTCTTGCCTATAACACATATATTAACTCATACAATACCAACATGGTTGCGAATGAGGTGTTTATAGACAGTGCTACACTTCGTGAGAATGTGGTATCAATTGCTCGTAATATTGGTTATGTACCTAGGTCTAGAAGGGCAGCAAAGGCACAGATTTCCTTCACAGTAGATACACAGGGGTCTGGTTCAGTTTATGCTACTCTAAAGGCAGGTATTGTAGCAATCACAGCAAATTCATTTAATAGAAACTCTTTTACATTCTCCATACCAAATGATATCACTGTTCCTGTAAGAAGTGATGGTACTGCAGAATTTTTCAATATTGATATCTATGAGGGAACATACATTACTCAAGATTTCACTGTAAGTTCAAGAACACCAGACCAGAGATATATTTTAGATAACCAAGGGATTGATAGTACATTAATTCAGGTTTCAGTAAAAGAATCTGAATCATCTACAGTATCAAGAACTTATAAGAGATTCAATACATTATATGATATCAAAAAGAATAGTGCAGTCTATTTCTTACAAGAGATTGAGAATCAACAATATGAATTGTTATTTGGTGATGGAATCTTTGGTATCAAATTAGAAGAACCAAACTTTGTTGAAGCAAAGTATATCATTTCTAATGGTGTAGATGGTAATGGTCTGACTGACTTCAACTTTGCTGGAAATATTGTTGATGAAGAGGGAAGAGCACTTGCACCAGGTGCATCAGTCATCACTACTGAAACACCATCTTATGGTGGAGATAGTATTGAGACAGTTGAATCTATTAAGAGATATGCAACTCAAATCTATTCTTCACAGAATAGAGCAGTCACATCTTCAGACTATGAGGCAATTGTTCCTAAAGTATATCCAGAAGCAGAATCAGTTTCAGTTTATGGTGGTGAGACATTAAGTCCTCCTGTTTATGGAAAAGTATTCATCACTATTAAACCATATAGTGGTGTGTTTATCTCTGATTCCATCAAAGAGAACATTACTAATAGTTTAAAAAGATTTTCAGTAGCTGGTATTATTCCTGAAATTATTGACCTTAAGTACATCTATGTTGAGGTCAACTCCTCTGTGTATTATAACAGCAGTTTAGCACCTGATGATGTTACAGTTTCATCATTGGTCCAGGAAAATATTCAAAAGTATTCCAACTCCACTGAACTGAATAAGTTTGGAGCAAGATTTAAATTCAGTAAATTCCAGAAAGTCATTGACCAAAGTCATGAGTCAATCACTTCAAATATCACAAGAGTTGATATGAGAAGAGACATGGAAGCAAAATTACAAAAATTTGCAGAATATGAGATTTGTTTTGGGAATAGGTTCTTTGTTAAATCTTCAGGATATAACATCAGGTCATCAGGGTTTAGAGTCAGTGGTTTTAGTGATGTTTTATATCTTACAGACTTTCCTAATGCTGATTTACGAACAGGCAAGATTGCTTTGATGAAACTTACCACTCCAACAGAGGGTGTTATTGTGAAAAATAACATTGGAACTGTAGATTATGTGAAGGGAGAAATCAAACTCAACCCTATCAAATTTATCAATACAGAGATTAACCAAACATCACCAATTATTGAGGTTTCAGCAGTCCCTTATTCCAATGATATTATTGGACTTCAAGACCTATATCTGATTTTAGACAACTCTAGAACCGAGGTAAATACACTTGTAGATATGATTGAATCTGGTGATGATATATCAGGTAGTAACTTCAATGTGAGACCAAGTTATGAAGGTTCTCTCCTTGTTAGAGGAGCACCTTCATTATCATCAAGCACTACATCTAGTGTAAGTAGCACTACTGTTACTACTAGAACTGTCTCCACATCAAATAATGTTGTAAGAAACACTTCAACAACAGTCAACACATCATCATCTCCAACCTACGGAAGTTCAAATTCATCAGCTTATTAAGAAATGGCTATAGATAGAGTAAAATTCCAGGACATCATTGAGAATCAACTGCCTAATTTCATGGCGGAAGATTTTCCTTTACTCACTGACTTTCTTAAACAGTATTATATTTCACAAGAATTTGAAAGTGGACCTCTTGATATCTCTCAAAACATTGATAATTATGTAAAATTAGACAACGCATTCAAGAGAAGTAAGTCATCTGTGCTTGCAACTGATATTGATGATACTGATGATATAATTTCAGCAAGTGCTGCTGGTAATTTTACATATGGATTCCCTGATAGGGATGGTTTATTGAAGATTGATGATGAAATCATCTACTATGAGGTAAAAACTGATACATCATTTGAAGGTTGTATCAGAGGATTTAGTGGAATTACCTCATATAGGTCAATAAATGGACCTGATGAACTAGTTTTTGATGAAACTTTATCTGCTTCTCATAGTGCTGGAGCAAAAATTGAGAATCTGAATGTCCTTTTCCTTCAACAATTTGTTAATAAGATAAGAGGACAGTATGCACCTGGGTTTGGTGAGAGAAAATTAGACAATGATGTTGACCAAAGGAACTTTGTACTGGGGTCAAAGGGGTTTTATGAGTCAAAAGGCACTGTATCTGGTCTTGAAATACTGTTCCAAGCACTGTATGGTGTTGAAGTTGATGTAATTAAACCATCAGAATTCCTTATCAGACCCTCAACTTCAAACTATAAGGTAAAGAAGAAGTATATTGCAGAAATTATTGAGGGTGATGCACTTGATTTGAAGAATAGAACCCTCTATCAAGAGAGAACTGGTGCAAGAGGTAGTGTATCAAATGTAGAATCAGTCCTTTATGGTGATGACCTATACTACATTTTAGACATTGATAGTGGATATGATAAGGATATCAATGTAAGTGGTTCAATATTTGGTAAATTTGAACCAATTCCAAAGACTAGAGTCCTTAATACAGCAGGGATTGGTGCGACTATCATTGATGTTGACTCAACTGTAAGTTTTGGGTCCACTGGAAATCTTGTTGTTATTGATCCAGATGATGAAGAAGTCATAATTTCATACACTTCAAAGAATTCAAACCAGTTTTTGGGTGTAAGTGGACTTGATTTTGAACTTAAACAGGAAGATTTTGTTCAATTTGATGATTTTTCATATGCAAATATTGGTATTGGTGAAACTGATACCATTAGAGTAAGAATTAACACCACATTACAAGATTTAAAGTTAGGAGAAAACTTCTATAATCTCACTGGGGATAAGATTAAAGTCAAATCCTATGGAAATTCATCAATAAATGCAAAATTAAAGAATTGGAAGTTAAACAATAAGACATTTTATCAGTTAAGTAAAGTAGAATTACTTGATGCTTCACAAAAGACCTATCGTCTTTCAACAATTGATGGTCATAATTTTACAAAATCATACAAATTAAAGTTTTACAATGCTAAAAAAGCATTTGTATATGATCTTGAGGTATTGAGTGTAAATTCTGCAAATGAAATTGTTGTTAGATCATCAAACTTAATTTCAAATCTCAATGATGTGTACTTCATTGAGAATCAGATTCTTAAGACCACTGCTACTAACTGGGCAAATTTCAGTAACTATTTTGCTAATGTCCAAAATGCTTATACCAAAGGTGATAATAGAATTATTGTAGCTTCAAATTCTATTCCTTACTATGATACAGATTTAGATGCAAAAGAGAAGAAATATACATTCAGTGGAACATATGCTAATGCATTAAATCTTAAAATTACATCTGGTAGTGATGATCATGGTTTCTTTACTGGAGATGCTGTATATTATGATACTAACTTCATAAAAACCACTTCCTTTACCCCTGATGGAGTAAAAATTGAAAAGGAAGAGGAAAGTAAGTTCAGTGGTATCTCCAAAGGTCTTTACTATGTAAAAAGAGTTGACCAAAATAACATCAGATTAGCAAAAGGAACTGCAAATCTAGAGAAAGGAACTTTTGAAAGACTTACTGGAACAGTAGTAGATAACAAGATAATCTATTTCCCTCATTTCAATAAGATTGTTTCACCACAAGGTCTTTTCAGACATATCACGACACCTAATAATGATGAAACTGCTGATACCACCACTCCACTTGGTGGAACTGGTATGCTGATCAATGGTGTTGAAATTCATAACTATAAGTCTAATGATAAAATCTTCTATGGTGAAGCACAAGGTTTGGAAGTGCTTGCTGAAGGAAGTGGATATGATGTAATCAACCCACCTCTTATCAACATTGAGGATCCAGTAGGAACTGGTGCTACTGGTGTTGCTTGTGTGACTGGTTCTCTTGATAGAATTGATATCATTGATGGTGGTTATGCCTTTGCTGGTATTCCAGAGGTAGAAATTACTGGAGGTAATGGAACTGGTGCTAGTGCAGAAGCAAGAATTAGTGCAAAATACAATGAAGCAAGTTTCAATGCACAAAGCAATTCAGGAGTTGCTCTCACTACTAATACTATTGGTTTTACAACCTATCATAACATAAGCAATCAAGAAGAAATCTCATATGATAATAGAAAGCAAACAGTAGTTGGTGGTCTATCTACTAACGCTCTTTATTATGTCCATACATTAAATGCAACTAGCATTACACTTCATGAAACATATAGTGATGCAGAAGTTGGTATCAATACAATAAACTTGACTTCCTTTGGTCAAGGAGAGCATTGCTTAAAATCAGTTGAAAAGAAGAATTATGTATCTTCAATTGTTGTAAAGAGTGCTGGTGAGGGATATTCAAATAAGAGAAGATTATTTGATAATGTTGGAGTCAACACTGCAACTGATACATTTACAATTAAAAATCATGGATATAAGAATAAGGAGATTGTAAGGTACTCTATTGGCGTTAACACAGTAACTGGTATTACTGAAGGCACAGATTATTATATCACTAATGCAACCACTGATACATTCAAACTTTCATCTGTAGGGTCTGCTGGAACTACTGGTGCAGATCTGGACTATGATTACAATAACAATGTGTTTGTTGATCTGACTTCAGAGGGTGATGGATCATTCAATTATCAACCCATCACTGTAAGTGTAACTGGTGTAAACAATTATATCCCATTTGCTGGTCAGGATGTTACTTGTAGAGTACAACCTGTTTTTAGAGGATCAATCAAGTCAACTGATATGACTGCAGGTGGTGTTGGATATGGTTCCTCTGATATTCTTAATTTTGATAAGCAACCCCTTATTACACTCATAAGTGGAGAGAAGGCAGAACT